GCAGCCAGTATCTTTGATCCATTTTCAAGTTCGACATTACCTTTGTTCCATACTAAAATTCCATGTTGTAACCACTTAGGCAGGTTCTCATACGCCAATTGAAGTCTTCCTAATAATTCTCTAGCAGTAGATGCTTTGTTTGCTAGGATACCGATGTTAACACTATCATAGAAAATAGCATAGTATAAAAGGTAAGCAACAACAGTTGTAGATTTACCAGTCTGACGAGGGAGTTTTGCAATGTTAAATCTGTTTTCATGAAAGTCCATCAAGATTTTCTTTTGAAAATCATACATTTCAAAAGGTACTAAACCTTCATCCAAGTTGATAATCTGAATATATTTACACGCAAAGTAAAGTGGATCTTCTTTACACTTGATCCATTCTTCTACTTGTTTCTTTGTAAATTGTATCTCAGTACCAGCCTTCTTCAGGTTGGGGTTACCTAAGTATACGTCAGTTTGTTGAGCCATTGTTACCTCTTAACATCATGAGCACAACCATCACCATCATAGTGTTCACTATCATAATAACCATTCTTTGTTCCAAAGAAAAGTGATAGTGCAACAAATGGTAATGCTGCTACTATTAGGACTGTTTCAAGAATCATAGAGTTCCATGCTCCCTACGAATCTCTCTTAGTTCTTCAAAGTCTTTATTCTTAGTACCACCGTCATACTCCCAGGCATAACCTTGTGATATCATTTGCTCGTTGATTGAGACGTTTGACTCCCCAACGTAAAGCCAACCCAGAAGCCTACCATACTTGCCGACCCCACCAACAAGCTCAGTCCTAATAACCAATTCGTCATCACTCTTAATAACATCGTTGAGTTGATATTTGAGCCATTCAGTTGCATCGATTCCGAGTGCTTTCTCTTCTTTATCACGGGTTCTCTTCTCTGGGGTGTCCACTCCAGCAATCCTTACCCGTTCTTTCTTGAATAAATCGAATCCAAGATCTATGGTGACATCTATCGTGTCTCCATCTATCACTCGGTTTACCTTCGTAACTCGGAAATTGTAACAACTCTTCCGACTTGGGGGTGTCATCTTGCCCATGTTCAAAATCATCCAGTGTATTATTTAGCATCTCCTCTACAGGAGTTCTATTCTTCTGAGCCTCGTGATCCCTCATCTGTTGAATCAATTGATTCGGATTCAGGGGAGAAGTGACCAATAGCACTGGGGTTAGGATACCAATCATCGTATTTAAAAATCCAATATATTGATATACCTACTGCTATTAGTAGGATACCAATCATAATATTTATTGACCAAACGACCTCAGACATTAGTAGTGATCTCCCAGCCCTTCTACAGGTGTAGGTTTCCAATCCTTACCATAATACTTTTCTAATATATTATGATGTGGTGCATCTGTTCCTACCTCTACTTTCTTAGGTGGTTCAGGTGGGAACATTTCTAGTTGTACCTCTGGTATAGAAAAGGTGTCACCACCTTTACGATGATGACACCAATAGAATGTGCCGTCTGGTTTTTTAAATAAATGGTCTGCCTCGTGTGGACTAATCAGAACCATCTGAACTATTTTGTCGCCTTTTTCAATCACGTTGCCTCCAGTCGTCAGACCTTTCATTGTGGAACCAGTCTACCACATCTTGTGGATCACCGAAACCCCTACGATGATTGCTTGAATCGGGGTCTCCTAAGTCCAAGCTATTCAGAAAAGAATCAGTAGGGTCATTACTCATTCTTCTCGCTGTATTGAGCATACCTCTAGCAGCAGTGTTTGCCTTTGCTAATTTCTCTGCCCAGATCATATCTTCTAGACTAACCTCAACTCCAGCACCTATGTCTTTACATATTGCTGTTAGTCTCAAACGGTATTGTGTTGATAGCATATGGTATTCAGTTGTGTTATATTAGTTATAAGTTTTCTTCTTGGTCTGTTAGCAAAGTAACATCAGAAGTTGGTTTTGCAACACAAGTTAAAACATACCCTTCCTCAATTTGATCGTCATCTAAAAAGAATTGATCTTCCTGATCAACAGATCCTTCCTCTACTTTCATACAGCATGATGAACAAGCACCAGCACGACAAGAGTAGTTGTGGTCTAGACCTGCTTCCTCTAATGCGTCAAGGATAGAAGTCTCCTCGTCACATTCAAAAGTTTCAGTTTCACCGTCAGGTCGCTTTAAAGTTACAGTAGCCATTTATTTGATACAAGGCAGTGTTATTTAGTTTACATGTATCACACCTTTCATTCCAGCACCAGCATGAGGATCACATTGGAAAGCATAATCTCCTGGTTCATTGAAGGTAACTTCAAAGGATTCACCAGGTGAGAATGCTAAATCGTTGTGTGATAATTCATCATGTCCAGCAAACATAACATTATGAGGAGGTAACTCGTTGTTAATAAAAGTGACGCTTTCACCAACAGCAACAGTTAGTTCACATGGGGCAAAGACTAGCATTCCATCTTTACCCATTTGTATTTCTGCAGCATATGCTTGTGCTGCTAGTGTCATTGATAAAAATAATGCACTTAGCATTATTGTAAGTCTACTCATCCACCACATAATTTCGTGTTTGTATTTTGTTATTCTAGACATGGCTAGTGTCCCATTGGGATTCCAGAGGCCATGAGTTCATATTGTTTGTCTGTGTCGGACATCACTTTCAAACAGTAGTCAATAAAATGAGGATGCCCTTCTAGAAAAGGTACATCCTCTTTTGAGTGTTCGATTGCTTCATATGCACTTTCGGCATATTCGCATATTTCATGAGTCCTTAGCTCCGTGTCGTGGTAGCCTACGGTATAGTGAGTCATTTGCTTATAGCACAGTACCCTTGGTCACATAGAGTTCTCAATTTTTCTATGATGCGTTCGTACTCATCCCACATGTACTCAGATCCAGAAGTCTCCTGAGCTAAGTTACATGCTTTAATTATACGATGTACATCTGCTTCGTTGAGTCTCATATATCATAATAATATCTAATACTAATTATAAGTATTTCTTCTTAGAAGACAACCTATGTTAGGTTAAGCAGACACTGATTAATTTTAGTTTGTAAATCCTATTGGTGTTCCCTTTACATCACTTCCACCACCAACGTAAACAACATCTGTTGCTTTCTTTTCTATGATTTCTGTTTGTTGTGCTAATAATGCAAAAGATCCTATAGTAGTGTTACCACTATTATCGGATGCAATAGTAACAGTTCTGCCATCGTTGCTGGAAATGTTTACTAAACGAACACAAGTTGCATTATCAAAACTAGTAGCAGCACCAACACTATTTGGCACAACTATATGTTGTCCTTTAACAGATATTACCATTTGCTTTTTAATCAACTTCTACTATATCTAGTTTTTTAACCAAGTTCATAGCACAAACAGTTCTTGGAGTTTCAGTTTTTGTAACTCTGTGTTCTAAAAATCCTGGAAATATAACCATCAAACCGTTCTCTGGTTTTACAACCAATTCATCTTGAAATATAATAGGTGCTGAATTCTCATCAACATCAACATAATAAGTTAATGCCCAGTCTGCTGGATAATGATGATGCTTTCTAGCCCAGTTACCTTCATCAAATTGAGCGACCCAAAACGCTGAAGGAAGATATGTTATATTCTTTTCTTCAAAATATTCTTCTGTAACTATAGTTGCTAACTCACATCCTTTAGAAATAAGATAGTCAAACCTATCTTCTTTGATATGAGAATCATAGTTACTTCTCCATGCCCTAAGATTAGTATGAGTTTCCTTTTCAGGATACTTTTCTCTATACTGACCTATAAGGTTTAGTAAATGTTTATTAAGTTCTTCGTAGTCTGGTAATTTCACTGTGAAAACAGGAAGCGTCCTGTTAACATTCTTCATAGTAATTTTAGTCATTACCGTTTGTTGCCTCCCATTTGTTTAAGCATCTTTTGTAGTTCTGATGTAGAACCTACAAACATAGCATTGTTAGTAACTTTACTTGGACCTTTCTTCTCTTCATCTAGATCCTTTACTTTCTTCTGTAGATCCATGAGTTTATCAGTCATGTCTGCTACTTGCTTCATAGCGTTTGTAGCAACTTCATATGCTCTTGGATGCCCTGACTCCTGTGCAACCTCTAACGCCCCTCTGACCGCCTCCTGACCTTGATCTATAAGACTATAGAGTTCTGCTCTCGTATACTCATAGTCCTTATCCCTGTCCTCTGAGACATCCCTGAGTTGATCTTTGCGTTTAGCACATCCCCCTTCAGGTACATTGGAAGCTTCAACTTCAATGTCGAATACTTCCTCCATGTTTTTATCAAATACTTCGTCACTCATAATATTGTAAACCCACTATTAAATCCAAAATCATCATCAGGTGTTACTAATATATCATCATTAGCATCAACTTGTCCATCTTGATTCTTATCAACCTTTGCTTTAGGTGTGTATTCCATCTTAACAGATCTTCTACCAACTGCCTTATCACCAATAGTCTCGTACACAGTTGCCTTACGAATGATATCAGATTTGTTGTAAGGACCATATAAGTAAGACTTAGCACTGAATGATAATGTATAAACAACTAATCTTCGTTCTAAGAAACTATCATCCCACTCATCCTCCATGTTAATACCATCAAGAGTGATAGCAACGTCTCTCTTCTCACTCATATCAGGAATCATATTGATTGTGATATTAAATGTTGGTTGAAAGAAAGGTAATATCTGTTCTAGTATCTGAAGTCCTGTGTCTTGATCTTTGGACAAGATACCTAATTCAAAATTAATTGTATATGGTACAGGAACATATTGAACTCTTACTTCGTTAGAATTATCTTGTACCACTGTCTTATACTTTTGTATAGGACTAGTTTTTCTTGCTTGATCATACTGTATACCAGTCATCTCAAAATACATTCGAGGCATGGTAATAGCAACCTTCTGTGTGGAAGGGTTCTCAAATAAACGATAAAGAAATTTCTGCTTAGGACCATACGCCAAAGCAACTTTTTCCGATTCAATAACTTCGTTATTTACTTCGTTCTTTTTCTTTATTTCTAAGTTATTAAAAAGAGTACCGAAACCAATAACTGTTCTTCGTATTGTTTCGTTATAAAAATGTGTTCCTAACATTAGAAGCTACCTGTAAAATTACCATATTCTCCAAACGGATTTGTCTCACCCCAGTCAAGGATATCATCCCCACCAGTTTCGATAGATTTATTCTGGTCGTAGTCAGAATTAGGATTATCTAGAGTCGTAAAGGATCCTAATGTATATAGGGCATTAGAATCTACCCCTCTAATTAGGTCACCATCTAAGAAGTCACCTGTTTTATTCATCATATTTAAGGTTAGTGTTGAACCATTCCAACCAGATACCTCACCTATTACATTTGTGGATAGATCAAACAACTGTGCTCTAGTACCACTAGTTGTTGTGGTCTCATATGCATTGATAACATATCTTGCATTAGCAGCATCATAATAGAATTCACCCTTAGTTGTTGTTGGGGTCTCACCAGTATATGTGTAACGATACTTCAACCTAAGATCTTCAAACTTCCAGAAGAAATATTTAACTAGAGTTGTTGTAGCAAAGTTTGGATCAAAACTAGCAGCATGTTCTACAAATATTTGACCATCTCCTTGTGCTGCCCATATCCTATCACCACCTTGATTCTGGAAGTTACCACCAACAATATATTCCTGTGCTTGGAAATCAACAGATAGTTCTGGAGGTGCAACTGTTATTGTAGGTGGACTAGTATATCCACTACCAGAATTAACTATAGTAAAGGCATTAACAGAACCATTTAATACTGTACATGTAGCAGTAGCAGGTACATCTCCTCCAGCAACATCAGGTGGATCTGATATTGTAATCAAAGGTGCAGACTTATATCCACTACCACCAGCAGTGATGGCCATATTATCTAAAGTACCACTTACTATAGAACCAGTCATAGTTGCAGTAACTCTTGGTGCAGATAGTTCAAGAGATGTAACAAATGTTTGTTGAGTCTCAATAGCATCGATTTCTTTGATACCAGTATCAAACTCATCAGAACCCTGCTCGTAGATCTCAGCAGTAATCTCAAAGTAGTATAGACTTCCTAACTGGTAGAAAGGTAACTCTCTTTCTACGAACTTGATCTCGTATGCATTACCAGTTAAAGGGTAGTATATCAAGTCTCCTTCATTAGGTCTCTGCTCAATAGTAAGACCCAGTGATGGAACCAATGACTGTTGCCATCTCCTTCTAGAGAGAACAAATTTAATTTCATCAGTAATCCTTACACCAAACTGACTGATAAATTCTGAAGGTGATCCAAATCCCTCAACATTGATGAATAACATCTCAATCATGTATGCTTGGTTATACTCTGAATGTATTACCTCACCAAGAGTCTTATCCCTAAGCATTGTCCTAGGAATGTAATACACATCAGTACCATACAACTTGATCTGTTCATCAACCAAGTCCTGTACAAGATTCTGTTCGGTGAGAGCACCACCGTGTTGTGGAAAATATACCTTCTTCATCCTATCATATCCATAGGTGGTAATTCGTATGTGCTACTAGAATCGGCCATCAATTGATCTATCTCCTGCTGACCTTCTCTATACATCTTCTCTCCATTAAGCATTACTCCACCAGGAAGTTGTACTCCTTGGAACTTGATTAAGTTCTGACCCCACTGCCTCTTAATAAGTGCAGTAGCATACTTCTTAAGGAAGAAGTCATCCCAAACTTGTGTATATGCTGCTGGATCTAATGCCCTGTGACAATCTATAAGGAGGAATTGATCCTTAGTAACTCTATTAACATCAATATCAATATACAGTCTGTCTGCTCTAGTGTTAAATCTATACTCAACCAAAGCACCTGTATTGATAATCATATCAATGGTCTCGAAGTGTTGCTTAACCATGTAGTAGTTAACCAAATCAACACCACCAAAAGCAAGACCTGTTCCTGAAGTATAGGAAAACAAGTCCATCAAATAATACTGGTTGTTTAGTCCGAACAAACTATTACGAACAAAGTTTGAACTGATACCATAAACTTTAGAGATACCAAAGATGTGTTCTGGTATCTCTAAAAAATTCTTTCTATTTTCCCATGCAGCTGCATCAGGTGCAGTAGTTTGTTGCACCTCATTCTGAGTTTGAAACCTAGTTACATCATCTTCTGTAAACTGGTGCTTTAAATACATCCTCTCGGATCCATCATAATGTCTTTCACGAAAATACTGAAGAGCATCATCGATCCGATCATCAATCTGATCATCATCTACGTTTATTTCTAGGACTGGAGCACCTAACTGTCGCAAACAGTATTCTTTAAACTCAGCCTTCGTGCTAGGAGCAGCCATACGAATACCAATAGTTTCCTAATGGTATTTAGACATCTTCTTCTGTTAGTTCCTCAAGGAACCAGTGTCTTGCTGCAGCAATGTTATCAAAGAACCTTATGTGCTTTGGTTGATCCTCTGTTCCACCAAACTCACAACGCCATCCAATACCACCTCCTGGTCCTTCAGGAATTCTATCTTGTAGCAACTGGTTATCTGATAACTGACTCAACTCATACGCATCTTGTTCTGTATCTGCTACCAAACAAGCATCAATAACCATATGATATTTGAATGGATCCCACTTTGCTTCAACTTCCTGAACAATCTCGTATAGAGGCAACTCATCCAATGCTTTACCCATACCCTCACGATCATGTACAGGTACTACAGTAGCACCATCACCCCCACCAACAAAGAATTTCTCCTCTGGAGTCATTGATCGGGCTTCCGTATTATCAGTCATATTCCAACTCAATAAATATCTTTAGTATATAACATTATTTATCCACTTGACAGGATTCGGTTTATACTGTACAATTTACTATACGTAGAGATTAGCATAATGAGTATCCAAGCAGTGATCCTAGAAACAGGAGAAACTATAATAACAGACGTTCAAGAAGTAATAGATCCCCAAGAAAACAAGTCATTGGGTTATAAACTAACCAATCCTTTTGTACTTAATCTTGACTATAGTCAACCAGCAGACACTACAATCGAAGGCGGTGAAGCTAACGATGCTAAAGTTGACTTCACACCTTGGTGTCCTATAGCAAGTGAAAGACAATTCCAAGTAGAACGTGATTTCTGTAGAGTTATCTACAAGGTGCATGGATCATTAGAGGAATTGTATGTAAACACTCTTGCCAACTGGGACGAGTATAATGTGAATAAGGTAGATGTAGAGACAGCAAGAACACATGTAACTACATCTATGGGTGATAATCCTTTCTCTGGGCAAGCAGAAGATAGTATGATGAATATAAGAAATGTTGAATCGACTGCTCTAGATAAAGGAGCTGTACCAAATGAGTGATTTTGAAATAAAACCCTCTCTCAGAGAGAGGATTAAAGAAATCAACTGGGAAAAAGTATCATCACCAAATCAAGAAATAGATGATGGTGTAGATGACTATGGTGATTATGCTGTAATTGATAACTTTGTACAATTTCCAGAAGAACTATTAGATGCATTAATTAATGTACCTGCTGACTATCTAGAGAAAGTTGCAGAATTATCACATACCGAAGCTGCTAAATTTCCATTTGGACTTAAGGAGCCAGGTGTAAATCAATTAATCCCACAACCATATCTTACACCTCTACTGTTTGGTATGTACAAGTCATTGGTTGATACAGAGTTTGTTCCTGCAGATTCTATGGTTAACATGGAAGGGGAACAAATGAAAAAATTTATTTCCCAACTACCAGAATACTGCTCCACAGTTGGAAACTTAATGTTTGAAGGTACTATCTGTAATGTAAATGCAGACATTCCTTCATTCACTCAATGGGAACATGGTGGAATGTTATTTTTACAAGACCATCCATCAACATTCAATTTATATAATTTTCATTGGAAAGGAAAATACTATTCCAATGCTGAAGATATAATGACTGAGGATCCACAGGTAGTACAGGATATTGCCGAGTGGTTAGATACTAATGCAACTGCTAAAGAAGAAAGTAAAGTTTATGAAGCATTCAATGAAAATGAGCACTTCATTAAAACTAGAACCGTAGAAGTTAAAAAGAATAGACTAGTTTTGTTTAAAGGTCATACCTTTAGATGTTTGAATTATCAAGGTGGAGAAGACTTATATTCTTTAATACTTGGTATGAATCCAGTACCTAAGTCTCAGCAACAACAAGGTAATGAGTTCCAAAATGACGATGTTTACTCCTGATATTGCACCAGACAAGTATAACGTACCACTAATTCAAAAGAGTGATCTTCCAGCTTACTCTTTTAATAAACTCGTTGATATGTGTGAGTTCAATCACATCGATGAGATGGATGTTCATCTAGGTGAACGACATGGTACGAGATACTGTTATGTGGAGAATATTTTAAAAAATCCTCTCGAACTTAGAGAGTTTTTAATGAACTTCCCTGCAGAAGATAGAAATATGAGTGCAATGGAAGCACTCATATCAAATGGTGGAGCATCATTCAGTAATAGCAGAGCACCAGGTTTACAGCAACCAATAGAAAGACAACTGATGCCAGCACTAGGCAATCAGTTGTATAACTTAGTTGCTAATCAATTAAACTTTATCAAGTATAATTACAGATCTATCAATTGGAAATACTTTACTAATTGTTTTTATCCAGGAATGGTTTCATGGAATAGAAACTACCTACCACATATGGATCCATTTTCATATGCTGCTAATTTCTTTTTAACTGATCATCCAAATGCAGGTACAACATTCTTCAGAGTTAAGGATGTAGAAACAGACAAATATTATTATAACATGAGTGAGATAACTTGCCCTGCTTCACGAAAGAATGGTGTAGCAAGGAGGTATATAGATAATCTCAAAGAAAGGTATGCATACAACGAAGAAACAACTATATTTAACGACCCTAATGCTATTGGAAAGTTAGCTCATTGTACAGTAGGAAAAGAACCTTGGCCACTATTTAAGGGTGATGATTATTATGAAGGATATCTACATCTACCATCATCATTTAATACTATGTCATTCTACAGAGGCAATAGATGGCACACTGCAAGTTATGATGCACAAAATTCAAAGGATGCAAGATATTCACTAGTTGCTGTAATAGAATGAAAACATGGTCACAAGATGACGTATTAACATTTAAAGAATTTTTTACTGGCGAAGACTTTATAAAGATCAATAATTTTTGTAGGAGACCTCAGTGGGGATATGGTAATATATCAAACCCTGGTGAACCATGTGCTCCATTCTTTACAATGCCTTTAAAGGATGAGAAGTTCTTTACTGAGTACTGTCTTAATATAATACAAGAAAAACTAAAACAAAAATTTATCCTGAATGATGTATATGCTAATGGACACATCTTCGGGACACAAGGAAGTCCTCACCAAGATAGTGATCTCGATGAGGACTTTACGTTGTTATTATATTCAAACCTAATTGGAAGAGATATTAAAAAATGGAATCCTTCTTGGGGTGGTAAGACCGTCTTCTATATGAATAGAGATGATTTGCACTATGTGCTACCACGCCCAAATACAGTTTCCTATTTTCCAGCAAAGATGTTTCACTATGCTGAGTCCACTACTAGACATTTCCAAGGTATGAGAATATCTGTAGCGTGGAAATTAAGCAGAGACTTGAGGTATGTCTAACTTCTCTTGGTATTTCGCAGGTGCATATGTATTCCATATGTTTAGAATTTCTTCTAATTTATTTTTATCATAATTTGGTGAGATAGGAGTACTCTGTCCTATTCCACAATACTGTACACGCAATGCTTGATAGCATACTTCAGCAGATCTCAGTAAGTCGAGATTTGCTTTTGATTGTACTTCATCACCATCTACCTGCCACTCCCAGACCACCTTTTTAAGGCGGTCTTCGAGTTCTTCTTTAGTGTTGATGATAGATGGATCTAAGGTAAAATTACCGTCATAACTTGCCATTTGATTTGTTCCTCCGTTAGGTATATATTAGGCTTGTGATTCCTGCCATGTAATTCTAGCAGATATCTGATAAGGGTTGTTTAAGTCAACTGATGTAGAGTCAACTACGTTAGCAACAACAGTTAGAAGGTCGGGTCCATTTGGATAGATACCGTCTCCACCTAATATTGAGTTACCAAGTGAACTGATCCTCGAAAGGTCGAAGTTTGTTGATGCAGTGTTACCTGAACCAGCTCCAGATGCTCTGAAGGATAGGATAACTGAACCACCAGAGATGGAGTCATCCTGTTCATGTCGAACCAACTGACATAGAGATGGTTCGTCTACATTCTGGAATGTATCAACACTTAAGTTCGGGTTAAGTACCAAGTTGATCTCAGTTTCGTGAGTCGTTAGGATACCAACAGAGTCAAGTGCAAGTTGCATTCGGTTGATAATCTCTCTTTCTCCT